CACCGTTAGAAGCATTACCAGTTTGAATGGAGGATTGGCCCAATGCAGAGTTAACTCGTTGTAGAGCCTTTCTCAATGTTTCTGCTCGATCTTCTGTTTGGGAATACTCCTTCTGTAGACGATCATTATCACTGATTAATTTATTCATCTTGATTGATTGTTTTTGAATCTCACCAGACGTTTTCAGTGATTGAGGAGTATCCTCATAGTTCTTGAATCCAGATGTAAAGCTGCCAGTTGGCACACGTTGATCGTTATATTCTGCCTTTAATGTTCGAATTCGTTTTCTCATCGCTTCGATTTGAGACTCGTTTTGACTCATACCTTTTGTAATGTTGTCCAGTGAAGAAGGAACTGCATCAAGTTCCCGTTTGATGGTATTACCCAATCCAGCTGCTTGATCTTTGAACTTCGTCATTTGCGCTTGCGCTCGGGCGATCTGTTCATCATATTTAACGACTTTGCCTGTATCCCCTTGACTCGATGCCGTTTGTCTTTGCGATTTCAGATAAGCAACCTTTTCTTGCGCTGCTTTCGCTTGGCCCATTTTAGCGTTGATTTCATTGATCATCGCATCAATTTCTTTGGTTACTTTCGGACGAGCTTTGCGAATACCAGAAGAAAAATTGTCACCAGCAGCTTCAGATGATTGCTTTGTCGATCGTTCGAAGTTTGATAACGTCTTCTCGAGTGCTTGATTCATTTTTTCTAGTTGTTTTGTGAAATTGCTAGCACCTTTTTCAATATCCATATTCTTCTCAGTACGATCCATAGAGTTACCGGACATTTGTTGGATTCGACTCATAGCACTTTCAATTTGTGGCAGCACTCGTTCCAAAGACTGCTCAACTCTGGCAGTATTAATATCGAGGAGTACCTCAAGCGTTTCTAATTCCATGCTTTCTCACCTACCTTTCTTCTAGAAGTTTTCTTCTCTCTCGTGTTGCGTTGATTGCGTGTGCTTGGGCTAGGAAAATTTCTTGATCCCGCTTCATCGCGTCTTGCTTTGATTCCTCTTCTGTTTTGGCTTCCTCAACTGCTTGCTCAATCTGTTTGAGAAATGGATATGCGTCTTCAAATTTTGGAAACTTCTTCGGATCGTTAAAAGCAAAAACAGCTAAGCGTTGCTGAGAATAGTCAAACATTGCTTTTTCCTTCAACTCATTCTCTTTAACTTTCTTGTTTGCTTTCACTTGTATCATAATTTCTTCAAGCGTCATTCCCCAGTACTCAGTAGCAGGGATTCCTGCTTCAACCGCTTGAGGATACATGTGCTCAAGCATTTCAGATAAATTAGAGAAGTTTTTTACAGAAGACTGTCTTCGCTGTTCGTCTGATCCAAAGATTCCCCATCTGTCGGTTCGTTCTCCGTTTCTTTCTTTCCGAAAAAACCTGCTTCATCCAAGAATTCATTCACTTCACCAAATAGATCCATAGTTGTTTTCCCAGAATCTAGGTATTGTTCGAATGCTTCAGTGATAACTTTATCCGTTACACCGCTTGTTTTATTTGCACCTTGCAACACGATCAGCAAACTATTTGATGGAGGTAATTTGATTTCTCCTTGTTTCTTAACGAATAAGCCCATGATGCCTTCATCTAATCGTTTTTCAATTGCTAAAACGGCTTTACCATCCAATCGGAGTTGTAAAGTTAGATCCCCTAGTTCGAATGGTGTTGTGTGTGGAAATTGTGCAATATTGTTTTTTGACATAGTTATTTTCCTCCTAAGATAAAAAGGCTAGTCTTTCGACTAACCTTCCTCTGGTTCTGTTAATGTTAAAACGTGTGTGTCTTTTTTATTCCCGGCATTTGTTGTACCTGTTGTTGTATAGGTTCCTGGCGGCACATCTGCAGTCCAGGTAATATTCCCAGTGTTCGATACTGCTAAACCTGCAGTAGTTGGTGCAATTGTATACTTAACAGTTTTATCAGTAGCATCACTAGGTGATACAGTTGCTGTCAATTGACGATTTGATGCAGTCCCCGCAACTGCGGTAGATGTCTTCGGTGACAAAGTAACCGACTCGGGGTTGATTACTTTGCCGGCGCAGGTGTCATAGTCGGCCCTTCACTAACAACCACACCTAAGTTAAATCCAATGGCTTGATTGACTTCTGCGCCATCAAATTTGTAATATGGTTCTCCAGTAAACTCTGATTTTAATCCATCTGGATATGTGATTGTCCAATCGACCGATTTTTTTGATTCAACCAAGGCGTGAATATCACGGAAGTTATCTCCTTGATATACGATCGCAAATTCTAAGTTGTCAGTATCTTCGATACCTTTGATATAAGCTTTCTTTTCTGATCCCAAGTGTGTAACGTCTACTTTCTCTGGGTCACTACCCAAAGCCGGGATAGATTTAACTGCTGCAACAGTTTTTGTCGTTGAACCATCTTTATATGTTAAGACAGTTCCTTTTGATAATAGTCCTGCAAAATCCATGTGTAATTCCTCCTATTTTTTGTATACATATTTTGTAACATTATCAACTACAGCTGTTACTTCAACGATGATCCGCTTTAGATCAGCCGTGTTAGCATCTTTAGCGGTACCAGAAAAACCAATACTACCGAATGTGCTTAAAACACTTTCAGCAATACTGGTCTGGCTTTTGTCTCCGTACAATTCAACTGTGATTGTCCAATCTGTT